TAGATATAGGCTTAAGCGCTTCATCGATCTTCGGATTCTTTTGTGCGTTTATATCGTCTTTAGCTGTCGCAGCAGCTTTCTTCCGCATAAACTTACTTACGCCTTTTTTACCTTTGACCGGTACTCTTAAATTAGGAAGTTTTTTATCCGGCTTCATTGAGAGTTCTTTTACGTCTGCGCTCTCATTACCGTGATATTGTCTTCTACGCTTTTGAGCGTAGTAGTTTGTTTCGTCGTCCTCACCCGGCCTATTTTTAGTCAAAGTGAGATGTTTAAAATCTAATGGTGCCACTAGTTCCTCCCTGGCTTGTCCCATCCCTTTAATATATCTGGTGAAAAGTTGGCGTATGAAAATTCCATACGATCAACAATCTTCACTGCATCACCACCAAGTTTATCAATAGCAACATAACCTTCTTGGCCAGTAGTCTCATAACCATTTTTAGTTTTCAAAAAAGTTTTATTACTATTGAGCTTATTAAGTATATTTATAAGTTTTAGTTTTGCTAGAACTATAGATTTCTGTAGTTCAAACATCATCTGTAAACTTGTCTTGTTCTCGGGTGAGAAGAATTTTAAAATTTCATCTAGCTTTTTTTGCTGGACGTCTTTACCTTTTTGGGTCTTCCTCTTGTCGATTTCTTTTTTGTACTTACCTTCGATATAGCGAATGAGGCCAGCCACATGACGACGCGTATCTTTAACAACTTCACCTTTACGTACAAAGGTATTATTATATGTTTCAATAGTTTCAGCAAGGGAACGATTAGCTTCGAGGCTACGTAACGTAGTCCCAGATATTTTGTTAAAAATTCTGCCACAGTTGCTAAGGTGCGCATTGACTTCCTCCGTGTCTTTTTTAGACATAGTAAATTGTGTCATGTCTCTTAACATTGCGTCTTGAGACCAAACGTCTTTTGATTTAAATTTTGATGTATCAACTCCATATGAAGCTTTCATAGTCTCAAAAGTATTTCCTTTATATGTTGTATGCCAAACGATTCCTATCTTAGCGGCCTTTGCTTTTTTAGCTGCCTGAGTACCTGTTGGTATCGCATACACTATAGTATTAGGGTGGAACGTAAGATAAGACTTACCTTTTATCTTTTTAGTTCTTAAATCACCAGGGCCAAACAAAAAGTCTCCTTGAATAACTCCTTTTATTCCAAGTGCTGGAAGATACTTAAGAGCGTTTTTTAGTTTTACATTAAGATCACCGCCAGTGTCATCATCAATATCAGCATTGGTCTTATATACCTTTGGCGACTTATTAAATATCCCCTTCTTTGCAACAAAGAATTTGCCATCACGAGGATCAGTACCACAGAAAACGGCAGGAGCTCCATCCCACTTAACACTGACAGATCCATCTTTGACTCCTCCTAACATGTCTCTTAAAGATCTTAACGCTAGTATCGCCTGTCTGGTTCCGTTGACTCCACCGTATAGGACCTTGTCCTCGATATGAGTCATGTGAGTGTTTTTCTGCTCAGATATAAATTCTATGAATCTCATAATTTTATTTTTGGTTTAATAGTACCTTGTGTCACAACGTGCATAAGAATATCTTTTGGTGCGATCTTCTTAATTGCTACTATTCCACCAGCGTCTCCTGTTAATTGTCTAGATTTTTCAGCTGTGTCTTCCGGATCGATCTTATTACTTGAGTTATTGTTTACAAAAATGACAGGAATATTACCAAAGTATCTTCCTGCTATCTTTCCGTATTCGGCTTCTATTTTTTTCATTTCTGACGGAAATTCTTTTCTTATAGCATTTAACTGTGATGTATTAACTTCCGCCTGTCCTTTACCTTTAGTTTGAAAGCCTAATCTTTCTTTCATATCCACGAGTTCGGTAACTAATTTTCCTACTGGAGCAGTACCACCAAGCTTAAAACCTGATAAAGTTCTTTCGTTCTTAGAATAAAGAGCAGCTTTTACTTCGTATTTTTTACCAGCGACTAACAAGTCAACTCCAGCAGAAGTACCTCCACCAAGTTGAGCGTCATCGAGTAAGAAATACAACGTAGCTTCTCCTGGGCCTACACCTTTTAGATTATAAAAATGCAGCTTGTTGTAGTTGACCATACTCTCGCTCTTGAGTTTTTGAATCAACTTATTAACTTGATTTAACTTTATGTCTCCTTTAAGAGTTTCATCTAAGTTAAATTTTGGAAAGAAGAAAGTTCTAAAAAGATATTGTATTTCTGCTTTATACTTTAAAGACTCAAAGTCAGATCCACGAAGATTAAATGACGTTACCTTTTGAGCTCTCTTCAGAAAGTCAGGGTTTAAATTAGCAATACTCACTTCGGCCATCTCCCTTATGAATGATTTGAATCTACGCATAGTTAGCTCCAATAGTTTATATTATACACTATTTATAACAGTTTGTACATAAAAAAAGCGCCCGAAGGCGCATTTAATCAAATAAAGATTTACTTAAAATTTGCTAAGGAACCTAGCGATATGATGTACCCATGGTAGTAGCATTACCGCCATGAATAAGTTTGCGCCACTATGTGCTAGTGCTATTCGTAGGGTATCGCCTTTTGGCATGCCGTCTGATACGAAGAAGCCTGCGAGCCATATTGTACCAGTAGTTCCTATATTTGCTCCAAGAACTGCTGCTATGGCGGCCGGTAGAGGAAGAGCTCCACTTGCAACGAGAGCTATAATTGCAGTGGTAGATAACGATGAAGATTGCCAGAGTAACGTCATAACAATTCCACCTATAAACATATAAATTGGATTACCTAAAAAAAAGTTTAAGTGTTCTAAGTTTCCCATGGATTTCATTCCACCTGAAAACATTTTGAGTCCTATGTAGAATACAACCAATCCTACGAGTGCCGTGATTACGGGATTACCTAGTTCCATTTTGCTTACCTTTTTAATTAAATCGTTCATGTTATTATGTATTATCATCAGCGCCTTCTGAATGTTACACTTTTGTTAAACCTTTTCTTTTGAGAAGATTTTCTTGCTGGTCTCCAAGTTTCACCTCTGTCACGAGCCTGCTTTTTCTGCATCTCGATTCTTTTATGACGTTCGCGAGCTTGAGGATCGAGATGTTCGTATCCTTTGATTCCCCAATCCTTAGCCCAAGCGGCAGTTTGCTCCATACTATGCTTAATCATTTTTGGAACCTGACTGTATAAGTCTTACCTTCATAACTAAAAGTTATAGTCGAATGAGAGTAAATAGTTTCCATCGACTCTTCATATCTTTTCATCTTATTACAAACTAGTTTAGTACCATCGTTTGCAGTGCTATTTTGATGACCAAGTAATCCACCGATGATTGCACCTGCAGTACCGCCGTCAGGTAAATTTTTAGTTACGTTGTTACCAATAATGCCACCAATGATAGCGCCCATAACAGCGTCACCAGTTTTGTCGCCTGAAACTTTTCTTTCAGAACAAACCTCGACGATGTGTGGCGTTCTTTTAATGACAGTCTTTTGATGGTCAGTAACGACAGCAGCGTGTGGCTGCGTAGCTCCAACCTGTGACGTGGCTAGAAATAATCCTACTGCCGCGTATCCAATAACGTTTTTCATAATTCCTCCTTTTTAAAAACTATTGGCTTTATAGCCGTGTGATCGTGGTAATCACCTTCGACATAATCTCTTGTTACTTCTTCTATTCGAATTCCATAGTCTGTCTTACGAATAGTAGTTAACCTCCTAGATACCACGCCTTCGGTATCTAGGAGGTCGAATGCTGTTTTTAGCGGGCCTTCAACCATTAGGCTGCATCCGCAAATTCAAGAGCTGTTTTAAGAGCATCTCTCTTACGAGCTTGATCGCCAGCAAACCAAGAGGAATAGATCCTGTTGTCATTGCTTGAACCTTTCAAGTGATCGGTAACGAAAGTTACTGAGTTGAAAGCCTGCCACCAAGAACCTTCGGCATACTTAGCGCCCGGCTGAGTGTGCAAGTTATCGTGAGCTAACTTTGCGTTACGTGAGAGAGTCTCGAGAGACAATGCTTTGTTTTGTACTCTCTTATCAGCAGTCCTTGGGAACACTGTGTTGTAGTACTCGATAAGCTTATCGACATTGTATCTCTTTGAGCCAAGATACTCAGCCATTTCTCTGTACTGATCAAGCTTAGAGGAAGCGATACCAAGAGCTTTTTTAACTTCAAGAGCATCGAACTCTACTCTATGACCGACTCGAACTGACTTTTCAGCCTGCATGTCGAGAGAAAGAGATAAGGTATTATTGCAGACCACTCTGATTGGAGTAAATCTGATGTCGATTGAATGACCATACCTATGAGGATTTGAGAAGAGAAGATAAGAGTCTATCTGATCTCCACCAAAAAGATCAAATGATTCTTTAACCTTAGCCAAAGCCCATACGATCTGACCACCACGAAGAGAACCAGCTGTATGCATCTCCATGTTACCAGCGAGAGTGTACTCACTGAAGAAGTTAAATGCATCTTCGTTCTGAACTGGATTCCAGACCGGACCGACGTTAGTAAGAATCTTTCCGTCAGTACTTCTTACGAGAGCTCGTTGACCAGTATTGATCTTCTTGCCATCGTGCTCGATGAAAGACGGACATTCAATAACTTCCCAGTTAAGACCTGCCTTGTCCATCATTTGTTGTGGAGTAAGATCGTTTGAAACCTTAACTCCTAGGCCGTGCCAAGGAACCTCTCCAGCGTAAGCCATTGTTTCTACCATATGTGCCATAATATTTCTCCTTCTTTACACAATTATTGATTTTGTTCCATGCAACCTGCAGGAAGACCTTCGGTAGCGCAAGGGTCTTCGATATAACCTACTAGCATGATGCATCCTATGATAAGTACCATTCCAAAAAAAGTCTTCATTACTCGACCTCCTCAACAGTAACCTTATATTTCTTGCCATTTTGATCTTGCATCTCGATGGTCTTCTTAGTAGAGACGAAGTAACCACCGGTTGGGTGAAGATCATATCTAGGACTACTCACTGACTCGATGATCTGATTATCAGGAATAGCGTTATCGAAAATTTGTTGAGCGATATAGTCACAATAAGCTAATTGCATTATACTAACTCCTCTTTATCGATTCCCATCATAACCAAAGCTCTGTCGACGGCCTTAAAGAGAAGCTTCTTAGCGTCGTCGTAATGAGCAAAACCTTCTTCATCGGCGAAGTCCATTGAACTTGACATCATGAAAGTTTCTCCAAAACCTTCCTTTGCGAGAACGTGAGCTAAAGACTCAACGTTATTAGACGAGATGATTGATGAACCACCCTTTGGGTGAAGGTTGATCTTACCGTCTGATGCTGAAATATAATCTATCATAATGTAACTCCTCAATGTTTTATTTTATAAGTATATTATACCATACTTTCTCTCAAATGTAAAGGACTTTTTTCACTTTAAGTGATTTTTTTTCACTTTTTTTTAAAAGAATTTTCTGATCAGCTCGACCACGACCACGTACGTGCCGTAGGCGAAGACGCAGAATATGCAGAACTTCAGAAACTTGTTCATTCCGTCGTCCGCCATGACTTCCCAGTGAGGCCTGTCGTCTTTTCTTATCGCGTCCCACATGTCCTTTATTACACTATTCTTTTTCATTCTTACCTCTCATAATCTGGAGCGGGTACGGAGACTCGAACTCCGATCCTCAGCTTGGAAGGCTGTAATAATGCCGTTATACTATACCCGCGATGACAGTCTTTCTTATGAGGGCGCTGCCTTCCCACCTGCGTCTTAACTTTTACTCCGTTACAGGCTTAACCGCGTTAACTTACCGCTCGGAATCTCCTTTAGTTGTTGTGAACTTCGACTTGGATGCTGTTCTCGAGCTCTGCATCCTCGGTAGTCAGTTGAGCTACCACGCCGAAGTACCTGTTGAAGACTCGACAGAGATTCACGTAATCGCCTGCCTTCATCTCCTCGAGGATTTTTTTTCCATCGAGCCCGAGATCTCGAGACCACTGCTGTGCCTGA